TGGCATGCATGGACTTAAAGATGTATACCGAAATTTGGAACGGTCAAGAAATGGAGCAAGTACCGCTTGCGCCTAGATCATGGCTGTCACAGTTAGACCCCAAAATGCCAAACAACTTTTTGTTCCCTTGGGTTTTTGACGATCTTTTTTTCTTTGGTCGTGCTTTTCTTTACATAACAGCTCGGACCGCTGACGGCTACATGGCCTCAGCTACAAGATTGCCTCAAGGTTCTGTGACCTCAACCGACATGTCTGAACCCGTATGGTTCGGTAAGTCTGACGAAATCTATTTCAACGGCAACAAAATACCGACCGAAGATGTCGTGCAAATCCTGTCACCTACTCAGGGCATGATCTACATGAGCGAGCAAACAATCCTTACGGCCCTAAAACTTGAAGAAGCCCGGTATCGCAACAGCTCTAGCGCTATCCCTGCTGGAGTCTTAAAGCAGACTGGCGGCGAGCCTTTGAGCGCAACCGAATTAGCAGACCTATCGGCGGCGTTTAATGCGGCCCGAGCAACTAACCAAACTGCAGCACTAAACGAGTTTTTGACGTACACAGAAACGACAGCGACGCCCGACAAAATGCTTTTGATTGACGCCGCTAACTATCAGGCTCTGGAATGCGCTCGACTGTGCAACGTGCCGCCATACCTGCTGGGTATTTCTACAGGTTCCTACGCCTACACAAACAGCCAAAGCGCCAAGTCTGATCTATGGACTTTCGGTCTGTCAATGTACGCCGACGCCATAACCGCCGCCTTAAGTCAACAGTTGCCTAGGGGAACCCATTGCGAATTTGACTTTAGAAAATACCTAATGGACTACACAATGCCCGAATATGGTAACAATGATATGCCAAGAGAAAACACTCAGGAGAGCCTCGCATGATTAAGTTTAATTTGTCTAACTTCACCCTTGACGCTGCCGCACCCGGCGAACCAGCTCGACGCACCATTACTGGCACAGCGGTTCCTTACAACACTTTTGCTACAGTTCAAGACGGCACACGCATTTCTTTCGCACCGGGCAGTCTTCCTACGACAGGCAAAATGCCAAAACTGTTCATGTACCACGACTCAACACAGCCCGTCGGCCTTGTCACCGAGCGTGTAGACACCGCCGAAGGCATGATGTTCACAGCCAAGATCAGCAACACCCGTCTAGGCGACGAGGCCCTAGTTTTAGCCGCCGACGGCGTACTGGACTCTGTGTCTGTAGGCGTCAACCCGATCACTTTTAAATATGACGACAACGGCGACATGATCATCTTAAGCGCTGCTTGGATAGAGACGTCGCTAGTTCCCACACCTGCTTTTGAAGGTGCTACGATCACCCAAGTAGCGGCGTCTGCACCTGACGAAGAAGCCGAAGAAGAAGTTACAGAACCTGAAACCGAAACCGAAAAGGACAAAACCCCAATGGAAATTCAAGCAGCCGCAGCACCAGAGGCCACAATTCCAACCACACCAATTTTTGCTCAACCTAAAAGAGGTTTTGCTATGCCTTCGGCAGCCGAATACATGGCAGCCATGCATCAAGGCGGCGACACTTGGGTACGAGTCAACCGTGCCTTTAAAGAGAACTTGCTTGAGAAGTCATCGGCTTACGAGTTTGCTTTGGCTCAGGACTTGACGACTGATACCGCTGGATTGTTAGAGCAGAGACTGCTCGGGCCTGTCATCCAAGATTTGAACTTCATGAGGCCTACGGTTACAGCGCTGGGCGTATCGGCAATGCCGTCTACCCCATCTAAGACTTTTACTCGCACAAAAATTTCGCAACACACATCAGTGTCAACGCAAACAGAAGGTTCAGCCGTTTCGTCAACCAAAATGACTTTGAGCGCTAACACCGTCACAAAATCTACTCAAGCTGGCGGCGTGTTCATTTCCCAACAGGACATTGACTTCACGGCAATTCCAGCGTTGCAGACGATCATTAACGACCTCACTGGCGAATACATGATCCGCACGGACGACGTTTGCTCTGACGCTTTAGTGTCAGCAGCAACAGCGTCTGGTAGCACATGGACTTTTGCACAGACTGACCCAACCTCACTAGTCGACGCTTTGTATGACGCCGCTCGAGAAATGGCTGAGGACACTAACTACTTCCCAACCCACATTTACTGCGCGCCAAACGTATGGGAAAAATTGGGCCGTCAATTAGACGTTGATAAGCGTCCTTTGTTTGGTTATGTCGGCGCTAACAACAACATCGTCACCAACGGCCTTGGCGGTTCAACTGGATTGAACTACAACAGCATGAACCCGCTCGGCCTTGAAGTCGTAGTTAGCAACAACTTTGCTTCCGGCACAATGATTGTGGCTCACACTCCTAAAGGCTCACCAACCTCAGCTTTCTCCTTCTATGAGGACATCAGAGGAATCATGAGCAATGAGGACGCAGAGCTTCTGGGCAGGAACGTAACCTTCTACGGCTACATCGCAACTTTCGCAAACATTCCTGTCTGCATTCAAGCGATCACAACCGCATAGTCGAAAGGCGGCGTAACCGCCTATGGCTGTTTACCAAATCATCTTTGCTCAACTGATAAGCAATTATGCAGTTGTTCAAACTTTGACCAACCCTGAAATTGAACCGGGCGAAAGCATTACCGTCGCCAGTGTCTCGGCAACTTTTAACGGCGTCAAAACCGTTTACGCTATGCCTCAATACGAGTTTATTGGCGTAGACAGCGACGGCGACCTGCTTTACAACACCAGCAACCCGATACCTAATCAGGTGCTTTACTATGTCGCTGGCACAGACACCAATCGCTTTCCTGTCATACCACAGGGGACGCTCACCCATACGCAAACCTGCACTTGGATTAACGGTCCTGCAGTAGCAACTTGGCTAGGCATAGACCTTGCAGGCGCTGACGAAACTGCTTTTCATACTCAGTGCGCTAACGCTGCAAACAATTTTATTTATCTTCGCAGGCAAGAAGCAGGGTATACAGACAGCCTGACTACTTCACCTGGTACACAAGTAACGCTTGCTACGACAATGTATGCAGGCGCCCTGTATCGCCAGCGAGGCTCAGTAGACCAATTTGCAAGCTTTGACGGTATGGGCAATGTGCCAACTACAGGACTCAGCCCGATCATTAAACAGCTTGCAGGAATCCCAAAGCCAGCTGTCGCATGACCGTCTACACAGACCTATTTAACGAGGCCATAGACGACCTCATTACGACCTTGGCAACGATCACGAACCTTCGAGTAACAACAGACCCGCAAAAGATAAACCCGCCTTGTGTCTTTCTTGACGCCCCTACTTTTGACAGCTGGTCATCGGCAATAGTTAAAATGACGTTTGCTGTCAAAGTAATATCGCTTGGACCGGGCAACCTAGACGCAATGCGTAACATCTTAAGCATCACCGCCGCAATGCTTGCGAAAAAAGTTGGCGTCACAGCTGGACGCCCTGGCTTCATATCTATCGGCGGGCAAGACTTCCCCTGCTACGATCTAGACATATCCCTACAAGCACAGGCGGCCCCATGACCTACAAGATTGTTTCACCTCGAGTAGGTACACCAGGCGACGAGTTTGTGCCGGGCGAAGGCGTCAAGATTGAAGCGCTTATTGCTGGCGGTTTTGTGGTGGACACTGCTGCCAAAAAATCTGCTAAAACTACTACCGACGAACCAAAGGATTAACTCATGGCAACCAGTACTTATCTTTCAAACCCAGCGCTCACCATTAACGCCGTCAACCTGACCGATCAGTGTACGAGCGCCACTATGACCTATGTGACGCAGCCTCAAAACAGCAGTGCTTTCGGTTCTACAGATTCGTTTTATGTCTCAGGCTTGACAGATCACACCTTTGAGGTAGAACTTTTCATGTCCTATGCGGCCAGCGAAACTTACGCCACACTTGCGGCCCTTGTCGGGACACAGACTACCGTCACGATCTCGCCTACCGCTGCTGGCCTTGCGACTCCTACAGCGACAGCACCAAAGTTCACTTTGACCAACTGCTACTTTGCTGAACTGCCTCTGATTAACGCCACTTTAGGCGAGCTGTCAACTCTTACGCTGACGTTCCAGGGTGGAACGCTCACTACCGCTACAAGCTAATCTTAACCCTTAACAAAAGGACCCGACATGAAACTGACCTTACGAGTTGACCAGGGCGACGGCCCAATAGAAGTCTCTACAAACCTATTTACCATTGTTGCTTGGGAACGCAAGTTTAAAACTAAAGCCAGCAACATTGCCAACGGTATCGGCATGGAAGATCTTGCTTTTATGGCTCATACGGCGTTACAGCAAAACGGCGTTGTCGTGCCAGTAGTCCTTGACGACTTTATAAAGAAACTGACTGTCCTTGAGGTAGTAGACACTGAGGCTGATACCCCTTTCGCAGAGGCCACTACAGCTACGCCTTAGCCGTTCTGCTAGTGGAAACTGGCTACTGGCCGCCAAACATACCTTTTGAGCATAACGACCTTGCTACAGTCTTTAAAGTAATCAATGACCAGAGGAAACAATAATGGCGGGCGTACAGACTAACGTAGAAGTCATTGGTATTCGAGACACCGTGCAGCTGCTCAAAAAGACTGAGCCTGAAATTTTTAAAGAGTTTCGCTCTAAAGCCAAGTTTGCTGTTGACCCGATAGTTAAAGACGCTCAAGCTCGACTTAATGAGGCGTCTAGTCGTAACGGTTTTGCACCTTTGTCTGGTTTGGCACGTCCTTGGGGCAAAAAGAAAGGTCGTGTTGTCCCTGGCTGGTCGCAAAACAAAGCGGTCAAAGGCGTCAAGGTACAGGTACGCCCTAGCAAGACAGCCTTTTTGACTGTGACACAGCGAGAAATTGCACCTGCCGTTTTTGACATTGCCGGACGCAAAAACCCCAATAGGTTGTCACGACAGTTAGACCTTTTTGCTCGAGCGTCCCGAACTATGTGGCCTGCTGCCGAAAGCAAGGAAGATGAAGTCACAAAGAATCTTGCTGAACTGGTTGATTATGTGAACGAGAAAACAAATAAGAAACTAAGGTACTGATTATGGCTGGCATAACTATCCCGTTGATTACCGAGTTTAAAGACACGGGTATCAAGCAAGCCATTAAAGAGTTTAAGAAACTGGAGACAGCCGGACAGAAAGCACAGTTTTTAATTAAGAAAGCTGCTGTGCCTGCCGCTGCCGCTTTAGGTGCTGTTACTGCCGTTATCGGTTCTGCTGTTCAGGCCGCCATTGAAGATCAGGCTGCTCAAGCGTCGCTAGCTCGTCAGATTAAAGCAAGCACCAAGGCGACCGATAAGCAGATCGCAGGCGTAGAGGAATACATCTCTAGCCTTGGGCAGTCTGTCGCTGTGTCTGACGGCGACGCTCGACCAGCGTTACAGGCTTTAGTTGTCGCCACTAAAGACGTTACTAAAGCACAGGACCTGCTTAACATTGCTATTGACATATCCGCAGCGACATCTACTGACCTTGCGAGCGTTTCTGACGCCCTGGCTAAAGCGTACGCAGGCAACATGCGAGGCTTGCAGGCCCTGTCTCCTGAACTTAAAACCATGATTAAAGACGGCGCCAGCCTTGAAGAAGTGTTGGCAACCCTTGAAACTAACTTTGGTGGCGCTGGCGAAGCAGCTGCTAACACTGCTGCAGGTGGCATGAAGAAACTTGGTATCGCTTTTGATGAAACTAAAGAATCTATTGGCATGGCGTTTTTGCCTGTCTTTGAAAAATTGTTGCCTGTCGTACAGAAGTTCAGCGCTTGGGCCGAAAAGAATCCAACCCTATTGGCGGTAGTTATTGGCGCTATGGGCCTACTCGCTGTTTCTATTCTTGCTGTCAATGCGGCCATGCTGTTAAACCCTGCCGTAGCGATCACTGCCGCTGTCATTGCTTTAGGCGTCGCTGTCGTTATGGCATATAAGAAATTTGAAGGGTTCCGCAATGTAGTCAGGACTGTCATTAACGGCATTATGACCTATGTGGAGTTCATGGTCAACGGCTGGATTAAAGCCGTGAACATTATTATTAAAGCAATGAACTTAATACCGGGCGTAAACATTAAAGAGATTGGCGGCGTCAGCTTTGGTCGTATGGGCGGCGAACCTGGCGCCGCACCTGGGATAAGAGATTCGGGTAGCCGCATGATTAACGCCCCTGACCTATCTAGCAACAGTCGAGGCATGGGCGGGTCAACAGGTAGCACCGTTAATGTGACTGTGCAGGGCGCAGACCCTAACGCTGTCGTCGCAGCCCTGCAACGCTATGTCAGGACTTCGGGCCCTGTGCCGGTAACTATTCGGAACATGTAATGGCAAAACTTACTTGGCGCATAAGAAACTTGACTCAAAGCAACCTTGACATTACGCAATATTTGCGATCTTTGACATACACCATTGGGCGACCTAATGCCGTTTCGCCTTACGCTGGTGGGTCTTTCAGTTTTACTATGACCAATACAAGCGACCAGGTGCAATACGCAGAAATTCAGGATTATATTGAAATTTCTGTTAAAACAACTGGGGCTTACTATGTTGCTTTGTATGGTTATGTTTCACAACGGGAATATCAGGATGGCCCAGGTAGCGCTTTAAATTCTACAGTGACAATTAGCGGCGTAGATCAAATAGCAATGTTTGGCCCTATAAACAATGTTGCTATTGCTGAATCTGCTGTTTTTGATTTGTTAGACGATTACTCGGCTGCCGTCTATTATGGAGGACTTTTAGGTTCTACTGATTTAAGAATGGATTCAGCAGCCTCACCGACTAACGCTTTGCAGTCTGTCAATAATGTTATTGCTGGTGACGGCGGAGTTGTTTCAAACCGTACTTACTATTCGCCGCATGACTTCCCGTTATATATTAAGCAAACAAACTTTACTTTTGATCCTGCAACTTCAGCGTCAAAGATTGCTTATCAAACTTTTAGTCGAGTTGAAGGTGCGGCAAACGGAACTTTCTTTACTTCGGCGTCAGTAACAAACCAAAACGGCGGCGCAACACTAAGCGCCAACGCAGACAACGTCTTATATTACGGTCAAAGATTTGTCACCGTGACGACAGCCGAATCATCGGTGACCGATACGCAGGACTGGTACGCCAACGCTTTTAGTAACCCTGACACATACACGTTTTTTATGTCGTTTACCGATGTCGCCCAAAATACGACAGCTTTAGACTTTTTGCCTGACGACCTATTTTTTGAACCCAGCTGGACAAACGTTAGTTTTACGCCACCGGGCGGCGTTGCAACTACAGGCTGGTACTGGCCTGAAGAAATAAGCGTGAACGTCTTACCTGACGCAACAACCGTCAATTTGGTTATGTCGCCAATCTCGTATTACGGCAGATTCATTTTAGACGACGCCGTTTTTGGCGTCTTGGACATTGACCGCCTAGGCGTCAGTTAGGATTAGATCATGGCTGTAACACCTAACACCACTTTTGTTGCGGGCGCTGTTTTGACTGCGTCCCAAATGAATCGTTTTGGGCGTGGCCTTATGGTTGCGCCGTCTTTTTCAACGACTGGCGGTACTTTTACTGCTGAGGCCCAACAGCTGACTACTACTTTTACAGCTGTAAGCGGTCGTGGGTACCTTGTAACTTATACTGAACCAACCTTGTCAGGTTCTGCTTCTGCTACTTGCACGGCAAGACTTCGAGAGGACAGCATCAGCGGCGCAGTCATGAACACTTCAACCGTTACTTTGCCTACAGCATTTACAACCAATTTGACTGTCCAAACCATTTTTACTGCTTCAGCGTCAGGTTCAAAAACTATTGTGGCAAGTTTGCAAGCGTCTACTGGCACAGGCACAACAACGCGATCAAGTGTAACTTTGCGTTTTCCAATACTTTCCGTTATAGACATAGGGGCGTCATGATTATTCCAATAAACCCTGACCTTGAATATCAAAGCCTAGAACAAGCTTTACAACAGGTGCTTATAGAAATGTTGTATGCGTCTGACTGGACACAAATACCAAACAATCCGCTTACGGTTGCCAAGTCTGCTGAGTGGGCAGTTTGGCGTCAACAAATAAGAGACTTTCCCGCCACTTGGATTCCATCTAACGAAGCCGATGTACCAGACCCGCCGTCATGAACATCACCAACCCGCCTAAAGCGCTTATTCTGTTGATTGCTTTGCTGTGTATCACAATTCTTTTGGCTACTAACAGCATTGACCAAAACGCAGGTTTGCCTATGATTTCCGCAATCGTGTTTTACGGTATAGGCAACGGCGTCGCCGCTAAAAACGGCAAGGATTCCCCAAAGATATTTGGACCAAAGAATGACAATTAGGCCGTATACCGGCAACAAAGACGGACCTCACCCGCAACCTCGAGAAGGCACAACCGTCTTCAAAAACTATTGCTGCTACCTGTTTGATGTAACCAGCCTTGGCATATACGCCAACCGTCCCGTCAAAGGTAGCCCTAGCAAAACACCTGTGCTGTCCGTTCACAGCACCTGGCGGGCCGTAGACCTCAGCGGTAAATCAAATGCCAGATACCAGCTGATTGATTTCCTATACACGCACAGAGACATTTTAGGCATAGAAGAAATCCATGATTACAGCAACACTTACAAGCCTTCACGCTTCGGCTTTGGTGCCGGGTATCGCTGCAGTCGGGACGCTTGGCTGGTCTACGAAAAGAACACGATCGGCAGCAAAGGCGGCACCTGGGTACACGTCGAAATCAGCCCGCTGTTAGCAGATCATCCCGATGTTGTCCATCATGCGTTTAAAACGATCTTTCAGGGTCCTTGACTTGACGGCCCTGCTTCGGTAGACATATCCCGACCTTAACCCCGACTAAAGGACACAGAAATGAACCCGTACAAATTCTTATTGGCTTTGGCTTTGACCTTCACCGGGTTAGTGGTGGCGTATCGCGGCGGTAACCCTCCTACTGA